CTGTCACGGACTCTGGAGGTGATGGTTCCCTCGGTTACGACTCAGGCACAGGTGTTATTACCTATACTGGTCCTAGCTCCGCAGAAGTTAGAGCACATTTTTCGGGAGGGACAGGAGTTACAATCGCGTCTGGATCAGTTGCCATAGGTCAGGCAGTTGGTACATCAGATGACGTAGAATTTAACCAAGTAACAGCAGCTTTAGTTGGTAACGCAACTACAGCAACAACATTACAGACAGCAAGAAATATAAACGGTGTATCATTTAATGGTGGTGCTGACATCACATTAGATCTAGATGATATTCAAGAAGCACAATCCACACCAACAAACTTATTCTATACTAATGAGAGAGTAGATGACAGAGTAGCAGTTTTACTTACAGGTGGTAATGGTATAAACAAACAATATGATGATGCTTCCGACTCACTTACATTATCTGTAGACTTTACAGAATTTACAACTGATGATGTTGTAGAAGGATCAACAGATTTATACTTTACTAATAGTAGAGCAAGAGCTGCTGTATCAGTAACAGACGCAGGAGGAGATGGTAGTCTAGCATTTGATAATAGCACTGGTGTATTCACATACACAGGTCCTAGTGCTGCTGAAGTAAGAGCACATGTATCAGTCACTGACTTAGGTGGTGACGGATCTATGTCATATGACAGTGGAACTGGCGTTATAACATACACAGGTCCTAGTCCTCTAGAGACCAGACAACATCTAAGTGGTGGTACAGGTGTATCTTATAACTCCGCATCAGGTGTAATTGCTATAGGTCAGGCAGTTGCTACTAACTCTGACGTTACCTTTGGTGAGGTAACTATCGGTGCTAGTGGTACAAGAAACCTACTTATACAGAACACTGACAACGTAGGTACAGTAGACACAGTTGCTAACATCACATTCAAGCACAGTGGTATTGACTTTACCTCTGATAGTATTGTTGCTGATGGTAATGACCTAGGACACATTGACTTTAGAAACAATGGTGGTTCTAAGATAGCAGCTTTTGGATTTAGAAAGAGAAATACAGAAGGAAGCAAATTAGTATTTGAAGTTGACGCAAATAATAACGGTACACCTAACCTAGAAGTAGGTGACACAAACTTATGTCTTGAGTCTAGTTACATCAAACTGACTGCTGCTACAACTAAGGTGATTGGTGCATCACTCACAGTAGAGTTAGATGATGCATCAGAGAACGCAGGTCCTGATCTTATTATTCAGAGAGACAGTGCTAGTGCGGCTACTAATGACTTACTTGGTGCTGTTAAGTTCCACGGTAGAAATACAAGTAACGGTGCTGACGTAGAGTTTGGTAAGATACAATCCAAGATACACTTTGATACCGAAGGATCTGAGAGAGGACTATTAAACTTCTCAGTTATAGACGCAGGATCAGAAGTCAAGACTATGACACTACGTGGTGGTCTAGTCGGTCTTAATATAGAGGAACCCGCAGGACAGTTACACGTCAAAGGTAGTGACACAACTGACCAGATCATTATTGAGAACACAACTAACAGTTCTACTACTGCTCCTGACCTTGTATTATACAAGTCAGGTACTATCGGTATTGGACATCAGCCAGGTAGAATTGACTTCAGAGGTAGAAATGCTAATGATGATGCTAACGTTACCTATGCAGGTATCTTTGCTGAGGTTACTGGTACATCAAACCTAGCAGAGAACGGAGCACTTAAGTTCTTTACCGTACAATCTGGTACACTATCTGAAGCCGCAAGAATTACTGAGTCAGGTCACTATAAGTTACAGCAAGATAAAGGTATTGACTTTAGTAACCAGACATCATTACCTGGCAAGACATATCAGATTCTTGATCACTATGAAGAAGGTTTCTATGATGCTACACCAGAGTTCCAGTCAACAATCAGAGCTGGTATGACAACTACATCTACTGGTTACTACACTAAGGTAGGTAGAATGGTACATGTACATGCTAAGGTTACAGTTAACATTCAAGACGCATCATTGATTGGTGGTGTTCTTAAGTTCCCAATTCCATTCCAACCCGCACTATCACATAGTGACGCACCAGTACAGACAGTAGTAATGGATACATCATCCACACACTTCTTGAACACAGGACAAGCAATATTCTTAGACGACAGTAAAGATATGGTAGTAGCACATGCAGGATCTCAGAATCAGTGGATGGTACTCCAGATACGTAACGCTGATTATAAGAGATCCAGTGTCATCACCGCAGGAAACTGTGCGATTGGTACCGCTGCGTTATTCCTAGACTTTACATATAGAGCTTCTTCTTAATGCCTTCGTCAACCCAAGACTACTATCTTGGTAACCCCAACCTCAAAAAGGTTGGAACTGAAATTGAGTTTACCCAAGATCAAATACAGGAATACCTTAAGTGTAAGGCAGATCCTGTATATTTTTCTATGAACTACATCAAGATTATATCTCTTGATGAGGGTATAGTTCCATTTAAGATGTGGGACTTTCAACAAGAATTGATTAGAAACTTTCACGAGAATAGGTTTAATATAGCAAAACTTCCTAGACAGACTGGTAAGTCCACTACGTGTGTGTCTTACCTTTTACATTATGCACTGTTCAACGACAACGTGAATATAGGTATCCTAGCAAACAAGCTATCCACTGCTAGAGATCTACTTGGAAGACTACAACTTGCCTATGAACAACTCCCACTCTGGATGCAACAGGGAATCATAGCATGGAACAAGGGTAGCATGGAGTTAGAAAATGGATCAAAGATTCTCGCTGCATCTACTTCAGCATCTGCTGTCCGAGGTATGTCGTTTAACATCATCTTCCTCGATGAGTTTGCGTTTATACCTAACCATATTGCGGAGCAATTCTTTAGTTCCGTTTATCCTACTATTACTTCTGGTAAATCCACGAAAGTCATCATTATTTCTACCCCCAACGGAATGAATCATTTCTACAAGTTGTGGGTTGACGCACAGAAAGGTAGGAACGGATACATCTGGACTGAAGTACACTGGTCAAAAGTACCAGGCAGGGATGCTGCGTGGAAAGAAACTACTATTGCCAACACATCAGTCAGACAGTTTACTCAAGAGTTTGACTGTGAGTTCTTAGGGTCTGTTGATACACTCATAACTGCTAGTAAGTTAAGGACACTGACATATGATGATCCAATCCGCACTAATGGGTCACTAGATGTATATGAAAATCCTATACCTGAGAGAGATTATATAGTTACATGTGATATATCCCGTGGTTTAGCACAGGATTATAGTGCTTTCTGCGTGATAGATATATCCCAAGCTCCATGGAAGTTAGTAGCAAAATATAGAGACCATGATATCAGACCTATGCTCCTACCAAATGTCATTGCTGACGTAGCAAAGGCATATAATATGGCATATGTATTGATAGAAGTAAATGATATAGGAGAAGCAGTCGCATCACAGCTCCATTATGATGTGGAGTATGAGAATGTACTCATGTGTGCTATGCGTGGTAGAGCTGGACAGATAGTTGGTACAGGATTTAGCGGAGGTAAGACACAGATGGGTGTCAAGATGAGTAAGACTGTGAAAGCACAGGGATGCTCAAACCTCAAGACATTAATAGAAGATGATAAACTAATTGTAAACGACTATAACATTGTATCTGAGCTGACTACATTCATACAAAATAAGCAATCATTTGAGGCAGACGAGGGATATAATGATGACCTTGTAATGTGTCTAGTTATCTTTGCGTGGTTGGTACAACAAGAGTATTTTAAAGAACTAACAGATCAGGACATCCGTCGCAGGATCTACGAAGAGCAGAAGAATCAAATAGAGCAAGACATGGCACCATTTGGGTTTATTGTTAATGGTATAGATGACGAAGAAGTAGTGGTAGATGAGAAAGGAAGTGTATGGTCACTTGAGATGGACGGTAGTGACAGGGATGAGTCTAAATGGAACACAGACGAGTATGGTGACAGATCGTTTATGTGGGACTATCGGTAGAAAAGCTACTTTCCCTAAATATTTTTAGACAAATTGAAATTATTCATCAGGAGTACCAAGCATGGCTAGCACACTTCTCTCACCAGGAGTGGTAATTCAAGAGAAAGATTTGACCCTTGGATCTATTGAGACAGTAGAAGTTAACGTTGGAGCAATAGCAGGTGCCTTCTCAAAAGGACCAGTTAATAAACCCGTTAGGATCTCAAACGAATCAGAATTACTATCTAAATTCGGTGAACCAAATGACAGCAACTATGAAACATGGTTCGCTGCTTCAAGTTTTCTCGCATACGGTGGCGTACTAGATGTAGTACGTGCTAGTGGTGCATCTCTTAAAACCGCTAACGTAGGTGGAGTTACACTTACAATTAACAGCGTAGAAGATTACGAAGGTAACTACTACG